TTACGCCTGCTGGGGCGCTGGGGGGATGCCGTTCGCTGACCAGCTCCGCAGCTTGTGGCGAGACATTCCCGCGCGCCAATCCCGCAGCGCGCGTCCCGGCTGGTTCGGGCGCAAACGACAAAGCCCCGACTGCGCGAGCAATCGAGGCTTGGTGTTGTTCCCGGGGCCTTGCACCCAGGTGGCTTGTCGCACTTTCAGCGCTTGTGGTGGCACCCTCCTGATCCCGGGTGCGTGACACGATTGATTTGCCTGGGGCGCCTTGCGGCGTCGCGTCGAACCAGTGTGGCGGATCAGGCTCCGCATTCACCATCACGGCGGCCGGCTGGCCCCTGCAGATACTATCTACAGCGTACTCTCGGGGCGGGCCACTCCAAGGCGCGTGCCCACCAACCGGCCTGCGTGATGGCCCTCTTCAGGGGCCAATGAAAAAGCCCTGGCGATTTAGGCCAGGGCTCTGTTTTTGGACGCAACGTCCCGGGGCTCATTCTGCTACGGTTTTTCGTTCAGTGCAACACACCGCGATCCATCAGGCCGCGGGCCAGCATGTTCCTGGCCTCCATCAGCAGGATCTGGCGCTCGGCCCAGTTCTCTGGGAGCCTGGGGCTGTTCCAGACCTCGGCGCGGCAGTGCAGGTTGCGTGCTGCGAAAGACAGGGCTGTGCGGTGCGGCTGGGGAATCGCATCGATCACGGCGTCCACGGTCTCCATGTCCGGTCCATCGTCACCGCCACCGGCCGGGCCAACCACGCAGGATGGTGAGCGGCTTGGGTATCCCTCGGCCATGCCGTCGGCCAGTTGCCAAGCGTGCCAGTCGGCGAGGATGTCGTTCAGTGCCTGGTTGAGCATCCGCTCGGTGTCGTGCGCCAAGGCTTCAAACATGATTTCTGTGCTCCTATTTTTGATCAACCAAGGTGCTTGCGGATCTGGACCATCTGCTGATCGGACCACTGCACGGCGGCCACGGCGATGCCGTTGCGATCCAGGTCGATGAGGCCGTCGAAGACCTGGGCGGCCTGGCGCGCGATCTGCAGCTCAGGCCCGGACAGGCCCACGCGCTTCTTGGCCCGCAGGCGCGCGCGCACGGCCGGGTAGGTGTTGAGCTGGGCGGCGATGGCTGCCTCAGCTTCGGGCGTCAGGGGCTCGCCGTCTTCCCAGAGCAGGCGGAACATCTGGCTGTAGGTGAAGCCGGTCTCGATCCAGTCCCACAAATCGGTCACGGTGGCCGTGCCGGTCTCCAGCCGCTGCACCAGGTCGTGGTGGGCGACCTTCGCGTCCAGCTTTGCACCAGGGGCTGCGCGGCGAGCCTTTGCCACCTTCGCGCAGCGGTCGATGCTCGAATACGCGCCAGCCTTCGCGGCTGCTTCAGCCACCTTCTTGACGGTCGAGAGGCGGACGTGGGCCGGATTGCAGCAGCACTTCTCGCCACAGGTCACGACCACAGGCTGGCGGGCGGCTGGCGGCGTGCCCTTGATGTCAGCGACCACGCGGCGCACAAGCAGGCAGGGTCCTCCGCCGCGCTTCATGATGGGATAGCCGTTGTCGCTGGTGGCGCCTTGCCAGAGCCAGCACTCCCCGACTTCTTCGCACCGGGCTTTGATTTCGTCCAGGGTGATGGTCGTGGTCATGCCAGCGCTCCCAGCAGGTCACCCTGCTCCGGCACGGGCGCGGTGGCCACGGCCAGCGAGGTGATGGTCACGACCAGCTTGCCGCCCTCCACCGGCTCGCCGCGCTGGGCGTTGATGCTGCGCACCCAGCGGTCGTCCTCGATGGCCACGCCCTTAAGCGCGTCCAGCAGCACCTTCTGGGCGTTGTCCAGGTCGATGCATTGCACGGTGTCGTCCCAGGCCATGGGGTCGCGCTTCGCCCGGCGCGCCCAGTCCTGGGGCCGGTGCGGGTGCAGGGTGTAGGCGATGGCAACGCGGCCGGCGATGGGGCTGCGCACGCCGGCAGCCTTGGCAAGCCAGCCCACCTTTTCCTTGAACGCCTTGGCCTCGGTCGAGACGTAGGTCATGGCCATGCTGGTCGCGCCCTTGCGGATCACGCGGGTCTGCCAGTAGCGATTGGCAGACACCGGATAGGGCAGCACGATGGTGACGGGTTGGGTCATTGAGCGGTCTCCTGAGCGGTGGCGCGGACGAAGCGCAGCTTTCCGCAGGCATTGGTCTCAACCAGGCCGTGCCCGCGCAGCGAGTTGATGTGCTCCTGTGCGGCGTTGGCAGAAGCCCAGCCGAAGTGCTTGGCAATGGCGCACGCCGGCGGCAGCTGGTCGTTCTCGGCCAAGAACTCGCGCATGAAGGCCAGCACCTGCAGGCTGCGTTCAGAAGGGTTCTTCATGGCTTACTCGTTCGGGTCGATGTAGAGAAGCAGCGGCTCTGCGCCGTGCAGACCCAGGTACTGCTGGCTGGCCTTGTCGAACCAGAGGCCGATCCGGCCTTCCCATTCGCCATTGCGTTGCTTGTCCCAAATGAGGATGGCGTCGGGGTCGCGCGCGTCCTCCTCGGGCGTGAGCTTCCCCTCCTCGCGCTTGCGCTCTTTCGGCTTGTTCCGCCAGACCAGCACGATGTTGTCGGGTTGGTCAGAAATGGCCCCCGAGCCCTTCAGGTCGTACTTGTTGGGCGCGTGATCCTCGTTCGCAGGCTTCTTGATGTGGTGGACCAGGTGGATATGAACGTCGCAATCTCGGGCGATGGAGGTGAGCTGGTCCACAAAGGCCTTCTGCCCGTTGTAGTCGTCCTCCCCTTGCACGCATTTCATGAGCGAGTCGATGAAGATCTGCGTGACGCCCAGCACCTTTGCGGCGTACCTGGCCACGGCGCAAACCTGCAGCCAGTCCACGGTGCCCTGCTGGTCGTACAGCCAGAGCTTGTCGTCGGTCCAATCCCGGAACTGCTCGTACACATCGATCAGCTTGCGGCGGGCCTGGTCGCTGCCACGCGCCCCCACCGCCTCAGGGTTCATGCCAGAGAACTGGCGGCCCATCCGCTCCAGGGTGCGCTCGGGCTTCATTTCGAACGAGGCGATGCAGACCTTCTCGCCCTGGGCGCACAGACTCAGGGCCACCATGCCGGTCACCATGGACTTGCCGTTGCCGTTCGCGCCGGCCCAGACCGTGACTTCGCCGGGGCGGAACTGGGCCAGGCCATGGGTCTTTTTCCACGGCAGCAGGCGCTGGCGCACCTTCACCGGGGTTTCGATGCGGTCGATCAGCTTCTGAACCCACAGCGAAGCGGGCAGCACCTTGCGCTGTGCGTCCGTCTCCTGCTCGTAGGCCGCGAAATCGATGTCGTCAAGCGTGAAGACGTTTGCCATTGCCGCCTTGCTCCTTCGTGTAAAACCAGATTTCTTCGTCCCGGGCGCAGACCAACAGGCCAGCGCCGGCTTTGCGGATTGCGGCGAACAGGCGCCGCGCGCGGTCGTCTCCGCGCTGGCCGAACAGGCAGACCTGCATGCCGACGAGGCAGCAGAAGTCCAGCAACTCGGGCACATCGCCCTCATCAACGTGCAGGTGCGGGTCTTGCTGGTCGGTGAACTCGTTGCGGTCCCGGTGCCAGTTGCGCGAGAACCAGGCATGGAGCTGGCTGTCGCTGTCGGTCACCCAGGCTGTGCGGCACGGCAGGTAGCCGGCGCGGCGCATCTGCAGCAGAGGCTCCTGGCCGCGCATCACACGAACGGGCGGCCGGTGCTGCCGGCGCCCCCTCCCTGCTGCCAGCCCTGGCCGCCCAGCTGCCCCTGCTGTCGCGACTGCACCCAGTCGGCCCGGAATCCGCGCCAACCATTGGCGCAACAGGTCGTCAGAGCGTCCTCCAGGCTGTAGCCAGCCTTGGCTGCTTCTCGGGCAATGCCGTCCAAGGCGGTCAGCGTCACCTCTGCCTTCACCCGCTTTCGCAGCTGCAGGAAGTCGGACCAGGTCTGGTCGGTCACTCCATCAGGTTTCGGGATCGATGGGACAACAGGTGCAACGGGCGCGGATGCGCGCGTTGTCTTCTTCTGTTCCTTGGTATGTTCTTTGGTATGTTCTTTGCGTGTAGCCGAATCGGCTACCACGCGTGTAGCCTGATCGGCTACCGTTTGAGTAGCCGAATCGGCTACCGTAGCCCGTTCGGCTACCGTAGCCTGATCGGCTACTTTTTCAGCCAGGATTTCAGGCACTTCCAGCGTGTACCGCGTGGACTTGGAGTAGCCCCCCAATCCATCCTTTTTCAGCCATCCGAAGTTCACCAGGGCGGTCGTGGCAGAGCTGATGTTGGAGGGGTGCATGCCACATCGCGCGGCGATCTCTGCGCGGGACGGCCAAACGGTGTTGGTGGCCTTGTTGCGGAACGAGAAAAGGGCAACAAGCACGCGGGTCTGCTCAAGCGTCAGGCGGCGGTCGGTGACAACCTCCATGGGTACAACGGCAAAGGGCGGGACGTTGCTGCTCATGCCGCGCTCCCGATCAACACATTTGCGTTACTGAAAAGTCCTGCGGTGGTCATGACCGCCTCCTGAAGGGCAGCACACGGCCTTGCTGCTTGGGTAGTCGGTAGCGGGCAGCCAGCGTCTGCTGGGCCAGCTTCGTGGCCGCCTGCTCGGGCGTCAGCCCGTGCGCCTGGGCGTAGGCATCCAGCGCAGCCGATTCCTGGGCCGTCAGGTCCAGCTGCTGGAGGTGTCGAGGTTTTGGCACTGGAGTTCATTTCCGCGTTACGCAATCGGTGCTCGAAAGACGCTGAGGCGTCACTGTTGTGCTGCTCGCTTTTCGGTAGCACCGTCGCGAGAATTGCCGCCATGAAATCGAGACAGCCCTTCCAAAATCAGCTCCCGCAGGAACACAGACTTCTGCATCCCGTTGAACTCGGCCATGGCCTCGGCCAGGCGGTCCTCTGCGTCGTTCAGCGACAGGTTCACGCGGTGCTTGCGGATGTGGCTCGGGTCGGCGTACATGGTTCGTTTGCCCTCCAGGCAGTTCTTCTTTGGGATCGGGATTCGGGGTGCGGCAGCCGTCAGGGCAGCGCGCGGGGAGTTGCGGTGCAGGCCTCAGGCCTGGGCCGGCTGCTGGGGTTGGGCGGCTGCCGTGTTGCGCAGGTAGGCCCAGTCCACGTCGGTGCGGATGTCTTCGCAGCGCACGGCGCCGCCCGACTCGCGGTCAATGGCAATGCACAAGCTCTCGCCCAAGCGCTGCCCTTTGCTGATGGCCTTGCGGAGGTAGCCCTCGCTGGTGTCGCAGCGTGCGACGAAGGCCTGACGGTCGGCCTTGGGCAGGCCGTTGAGGTAGGTGAGGAGTTTGTCCATGCCTCAATTCTTACCCATGGGTAAGATTAAAGCAATACCCATGGACAATTTACCGACAGGTAAGCATCTGGTGGAATCAGCGCATGGATAAGTACGAACAACGCCGCAAGGCACTTCGAGCCTTGGTGGACAGCCTGGGCCGAGGCGGCATCAGTGCGGTGGCCCAGAAGATCGGCAAGGATTCCAGCTACGTCTCTCGAATGCTGTATCCAGAAGGGAAAAATGGCATGAAGCGCATGGGCGAGGACACCGTCGAGGTGCTTCAGAAGGCCTTCCCTGAGTTCATGGAACACCTGGCGAATGAGGCAGGGGAGCAAGCTGACCAGACACAGCGTCATGCAGAGAGTCAGGTGCATGCTTCCGCTCCATCGGAGGCGCCGTCGGCCGGTGGGGGCCCGCCCGATCTGATCATTCGCCAGTTCGAAGATACAGGTGGCGGAATGAGCCACGGTTTCAACCTTGAGGACAACCCGCCCGGCCAAATCCGCAGCTGGCGCGTGACGCATGACTGGCTAAGAATCAACGTTCCAATTCACTCAGGAGTAAAGAATCTCTGCATCGTCACTGGCTTTGGTCCGTCAATGAAACCAATGTTCAATCCCGGCGACCCAATTTTGGTGGACCTAGGAGTAAAGACAGTTGACCACGAGGGTGCCTATTTCTTCCGCGTTGGCAATGAAGGCTACATAAAGCTTTTGCAGCGGATACCAGAATTCGACGGCCCTGGCTTCCGTTTGCGCGCTATATCCAAAAACCCAGACTACCCTCCTTTCGAAATTTCCCCAGAGAACCCATATTTTGAGGTCATAGGGAAGGTTTTAACCGTTTGGCGTAGTGAACAATTCTGAGGAATAATGTGGAAAATAATGACGACCAAGAACTAAAGCCAGAAGAGTTGTTTGAAGAGATTGGACAGCAATTAGTTGTCCTTGGGGTGGCTATTGGAAGCTCCCTTAAGGTTACAGCTAGAGAAAGCCCGGAAAAAGCAATAGAAATAGAAAATGGCATAAGACTTCTAATGAAGATGATAGGATACAAAAAGCTTCACCCTCAAGCACAATTACTTCTTGATGTCATGTACTCTGCCTTGAAAGTAGAGAAAGATGGTGAGTAATAGGAAAACCGATTTTAATGACCACATAATGATGTTTGCGGCGCGAAGGCATGGCCTTGGAGATTCTGGTGGGCCACCCCATAATGGAGACATGGAAGCCCGCGTATCTGCCCTTGAGGAAGCCGTCAAGAATCTGCCGACCAAGGCCGACTTAGATGTCTTGCTTCACGCCACCAAGGAGGACTTGGACGTGCTGCGCAAGGGCTCGAAGGAAGGCATGGATGCGCTGCGCAAAGAAACGAAGGCAGACTGGCTGGAGTTCACCAACTCCTCAAGGGCTGACTTCGCCGCCCTACGCGCCGACATCGCGAAGGGTCAGGCCGACATGCACAAGGCCATCGTGGATAACCATCGCTGGACACATGTGGCCTTGATGGGACTGGCTGCCTTCTCCGTGGCCGGCATCGTTGGAGTGATGGGTACGATCTGGAGCATTGGAAAGCCTGCTCCACAGGCAGCTCCACCCCAGCCGGCGCAGCAGCCCATCATCATCAACGTGCCGGCGGCAGGCACACAGCCGACGCAACAGAAGCCGTAACGCTCCTCCCCAAACAACCTAGCCCGCCCTGAGCGGGCTTTTTTTTTGACTCCCTGCTCGGCGCCTTTTGGCGCAGATCAGCGGAATGGACCGAGTGTGACGAAATATCTTACCTATGGGTATTGCATTGATTCTTACCCTTGGGTAAGATAACGACATCGCAGTCCAGCACCTGCACCCTGAGGTGTCTCAGCTGCGAGCAAGCCGATGAAGAAGGCAGAGACGGAATCCCCGATCTGAGCAGCCGCCGAGGTCTGCGCCCTTCTGAGGCCCAGGGTGGAGGCCTGCAGCGGCCGGAAGAACCTGCACTGTTTGCCTCCATGCGATGGGGCACGTGGGCCCAGGGCGATATCTGGGAGACATAGCCGGCCACGTGCCGGCCCATCACGCAGGCGCCCTGCCCCCAGGACGCCGCCGCGATGGAGCTGGAGCCATTTCGGCATCTCAACCTTTGGAGTGGGTTCTGACCCGGCTTCATCGACCTTCACCACCACTTTCCAGCCGGGCCCTGGGGGACTATCTCCTCCCAACCTTCAACTCCCCAGGCGTGCCCATCCGGGCGCCGGCTCTTTCCACTGGCCCGCAGCTTCACCGCTCCGGGCCTTTTTTCATGGCCTGCGGGCCGTAAGGAGGCTTCATGCAAGACAAGCACACCCCGGGCCCATGGGAAGCGATGGGAACCTGGGTTCGTTCTCCTATGCACCAGCCAGAAGGTTTGCCACGTGGCGTGCAAATTGCCGAGTGTTGGGATGGCTATTTTCTGCCGCACACGCCAGAGGCAAAGGCCAATGCCCGCCTGATCGCCGCCGCGCCCGAGCTGCTGAATGCGCTTCAGAACCTTGAGGCGCAAGGTTGGTTCAGCCGCATCGTCCGCGAGTGCGAGCAGGCCTCTTCGGATAGCAGTCTGTACAGCGCCGTGACCGAGGCCCGCGCCGCCGTCGCCAAAGCCACCGGGAGCACGCCATGAACGCCCGCCCCCCATGCCTCGCCAGCCAGGACGCTGATGCCCACGCCAGGCGCCTGGGCGACGACGAGGCCGCAAGCGAGTTCTGGGCTGTCCAGGCAGCGCGCCAGATCCGCGACGCCCTGGTGCCGGCCCGTGCCGACGACTGGTTCGCCTGCAACGTGCCCGGCCCTGAATACCGCTGGTCGGCAGACGAGATCCTGTCCACGGCGCTGGACAGCGATCACACCCCGGTGCGCGCCGCGTTCTCGGAGCTGATGGCCAGCCCAGCCGCGTACCCGCTGCTGCGCGTGCTGATCGACTTCTGGCTGGAGTCGCGCGGCGAGGCCATTGCGGCCGCTCTGGAGCGCCAGGCCCGGCAGGAGGCACGCAATGCTGCCTGACGCCGCAACCGTCGCCCGCCACCCTGCCCTGGCCGAGTTCCGGCTGATGGAGCTTGAGGCCCGCTGCGCAACTCTCGAAGCCGCGCTGCAGCGCCAGTTCGCAGAGCCGATGCCGCCCGAGCTGGTGCGCGCCGCGCTCGCAACCCAACCCCAGGCGCTGGAGTTCAGCGCCGATGCAATCTGAGGACACAGCATGATGGATTTTGAAAACTGGTGGAATTCCGAATCTGCAGATGGCTTCCGCGCGAAGAATGAGGCTGTTGATGGGGAGTCTTTCCGCCCTGTCTGGGATGCTGCAATCCGCTCTGCGCTGGCAGCATTACCCCAGGCCCAGGCACCTGCAGCGCCCTCGACACATGCCGGTTTGCTGGCTGCCGCTGCGCACATCCAGGCAAAGGCTCAGGCGCATCTTGACGAGCGCGGCAGCTACGACCCAGACACTGGCGCGGTCGAGATGAGCGAGTCGAATCAAGAGTACTTCAACACCCTTGATGAGCTGGCTGAGGAAATCCAAATGATGGCCGAAAAGGCCGCGCCCGCATCCTGCGACAAGCCGCCTGCCGGCTGGACCTGCAGCCGTGCGCAAGGACATGACGGCCCGTGTGCAGCAGCACCCGCTGCAACCTTAGCCGCCAAGGAGTCCCCATGACCCCGCCCATCCAACTCCAACGCCTTCCCCGCCGCAAGAAGCCCGCCCTCAAGAAGCGGGCTTTTTTCATGGTCGCCCTGGTGCTGGCCGCCCTGCTCCTGCTGACCCTGAGCGGCTGCGCTGATGCAGGCGCACAGGAGCCCCAGCCCACGGCGCAGGAGCAGCGCCTGGCGCGCGGCGCGGCCCGGGCCTGCGAGGGCCTCACACCCGTCTGGAAGGACGGTCATCTTGAATGCCTGAAAGGTCTCGAATGAAACACCTCATCAACCCCCAGCCCGTCACAGTAGGCGGCTACTACATGCAGCGTGGGACGCTCGTCCGCGTGTCAGCCGAGGGCAATGGCGGCGGATTCCACACGGAGTACGTCCAGATCACTGGAGATGAGGTGATCTGCGGCGGTCACTCTGGCTCGTGGCCTGCGTCCGACTACCACCCAATCACTGATCCGGTTATGTGTGCCGCCGCGATGGCCTACGAATCCCAGCGCCTTGTGCGATTCCACCAACAGAAGGTAGCTGAAGCGTCGGATCAGAAAAAGCAATGGGTGAACGCAATGGCCGCCATCAAGACCGCCGACGCCATGCTGCGCGCCCGCGAGAAGGAGCCCAGCTCATGACGCGCGAGCACCCCAACACCGACGAGCTGCTGCGCATGGCAGAGATCAACGGCGGGCTCGCGCACGCGCTCCAGGCCATGCTGGCCATCGTCAAAGACAGCGCGGGCGTGGCCGGCTTCAAGGGCGTCGGCCACACAACGTCCTGGAACCACTTCTGGGAAGTGGACCTCGCCGAAAAGGCACTCAAGAAATCCACGGGAGAAAGAGCATGACGAACAAACACACGCCCGGGCCGTGGCGCATCGGGAAGCACTACGGCGCCGTGGTGGCCGATCACCCCGTGCCAGAGATGAGCGGGTCGGATCATGTCGAAGCCTACGGCGGGTACATGGTGGGCGAGTCGATTGCCCCACGGAACCGGGCGCTGATCGCTGCGGCGCCCGAAATGCTCGATCTGCTCAAGGAGTTCCAGGCATTCGTGCGGGATGGCAACCACTTCGGCTACCCGTTGGGCTCAGTCCAGAAGCTGGACGAACTGATCTCCAAGGCCAGCGCGGAGGCTTGATGAACTACCTGCTCCACGCATTCCTCTGGCTCGGCCTGAGCACCGTCTCGTTCGGTCTGGCCGCCCTCACGTCCGGCGCCTTCTGAGCGCCGTTTTCATTTCCACCACCGAGGTATTCATGAACAACAACCTGAAGCGCGTGCCCGGGCGCGTGGCCGCGCTGCGCCAAGTCATCGCCCAGGGCGGCGGCACGGCCGAGCAAAAGCGGCTGGCCGGCCTGGACATCCGCCATGCACCGCAGCCCGCGCGCCCCCTCGGCGGCGTCAGCACGTTCAGCAGCGGCGTCGATGCCCTGCCCGCCAGCGAGCGCCAAAAACTCCCCTTCTGACCAGGAGCGAAAGATGCAATTCACCAAGGCCACGCGCAAGAAAGCCAAGCTACGGCTGGCTCTTTCCGGCCCCAGCGGTTCCGGCAAGACCTACAGTGCCCTGCTGCTCGCCAAGGGCATCGGCGCACGCACCGCCGTCATCGACACGGAGCGCGACAGCGCCTCCCTCTACAGCGACATCATGGAGTTCGACTCCCTGAACCTGTCGGCACCCTACTCGCCCGAGCGATACATCCAGGCGATCCGTGCGGCAGAGCAGGCCGGCTACGAAACCCTGGTGATCGACAGCCTGTCGCACGAATGGTCGGGCGTTGGCGGCTGCCTGGAGCTGGTGGACGAGATCGCCAAGGCGAAGTTCCGGGGTAACTCCTGGAGCGCATGGAACGAGGTGACGCCGCGCCACCGTGCGCTGCTGGACGCAATCCTGCAGAGCCCCATGCACATCATTGCCACGACGCGGGCCAAGACCGAGACGGCGCAGACCGAGGAGAACGGCCGCAAGAAGGTGGTCAAGCTCGGCATGAAGGCCGAACAGCGCGACGGCCTGGAGTACGAGTTCACCATCGCCCTGGACCTGGTGCACGACGGAAACTACGCGACGGCCAGCAAAGACCGGACGGGCCTCTTCAGCCGGCGCGACCCCCAGCCCGTCACCGAGGACACGGGCCGCGAGCTTCTGGCCTGGCTGGACAGCGGCGCGAGCGCCCCTGACGTGCGCGCCATCATCGAGAACATCGCAAAAAGCGCGACCTCCGAGGTGCTACGCACCAACTACGAGGCAGCCATGCAGATGCTTCCGGAAGAGCATCACGCCGGGGTCAAGGCCGCCAAGAACCGGCGCTACCGCGAACTGGTGCCGAAGGAGGAAGCGACATGACGGGCATCACCCTGTACCAGCTGACCGGGGAGTGGTTGGCCCTGGCCGACCGGCTTTCCGAGATGGACTTCGATGCCCAGACCATCGCCGACACGCTGGAGGGGAGCGAGCAGCAGATGGCCCTGGAGGAGAAGGTCCAGGGCTACGAGATGGTGGCGCGGAACATCGAAGCCCCCATCGCCGCCATCGACGCAGAGATCGAGCGCCTGCAGGCCCTGAAGGCGACGTACCTGAACCGCTCCAAGTCACTGCGCATGCGCGTCCTCAAGACCATGCAGGACCTGGGCGTCCAGAAGATCACCTGCCCCCTCTTCGAAGTCAGCCGACGGAAGAACCCCGGGCGGGTGGTGCTTTTCGAAGAGGCGCTGGTGCCGGCCAAGTTCTGGAAGGCGCCGGTGGTCGAACCTGCCGTTGACAAGAAGGCGGTCAAGGAAGCGCTGGACGCCGGCGAGGACGTGCAGGGCGCGCGCCTGGAGCAATCCGAGCGCCTGCAAATCAAGTAAGCAACACCTGCCGCGCAGGGCGGCAGGCACACACGAAAGGCCAACCATGGCATCTGTCAACAAAGTGATCATCGTCGGCAACCTGGGGCGCGACCCCGAAATGCGCACCTTCCCGAGCGGTGATCAGGTGGCCAACGTGACCATCGCCACCACCGACCGCTGGCGCGACAAGAACACGGGCGAGAACAAGGACGCCACCGAGTGGCACCGCGTGGTCTTCAACGGCCGCCTGGCCGAGATCGTGGGCCAGTACCTGCGAAAGGGCAGCCAGGTCTATGTGGAAGGCAGCCTGCGCACTCGTAAGTGGACCGACCAAGCCAGCGGCCAGGAACGCTACGCCACCGAAATCCGCGCCGACAGCATGCAGATGCTGGGCAGCCGCCAGGGCAGCGATGGTGATGGCGACTCACGTGCACCCTCTCCAGCCCCACGCCAAGCCGCCGCACCTGCTCCGCGCGCCGCTCCGGCGCCCGCGCCGCGCGCGTCGTCCGGCTTCGATGACATGGACGACGACATCCCCTTCATCGACCCCATGCGCCGCAGCCTGGGCCTGTGGCTGGCGATGTGACCGCCGCGACCGTGCCGGCTCACGAGCTGGCCGCCCGGCTCGCGCTGTGCGCCACGGGCCTACCGGATGGCGCGCAGACGCTCACCGCACGAGAGGCCGCCAGCGCGTGCTGGCGCCTTTCCTTTGCCCTGGACAAGCTGGCGCGCGAGTACGCCGCCCAGGCCCTGGGCCAGCCCATCCCTGTTTCCACCACCACCACTGAGGACCGCCACCATGGCCTTTGAAATCGAAGAGTTCACCAACGCCCGGCTCGCCAGCATCAACGTGCGCAGCGAGAAGCATGGGCCCGATCACCTGGAGCCGGCCGTGGACCTGGCCTTCCAGATCGACGCGGCAAACAGCATCCTGTCCGCGTTCGACGGACACCTGCTCAACGCGCTGTACCACCGCAGCGAGGCCGCGGCCGGCGACGGCGGGCAGCAGTCGCTGGATGGCGTGGAAGAAGTGGCCAGCCTGCCGAACCTGCGCTTCCCGTCCATGGGGCCGATCAAGTGGGGCAAGGAGCTGGCCGGCTACACCCTGACCATCGACCACGGCCTGGGCGGCGCAAGCGAGATCCAGCTTCTGGACTGCAAGGTCAACGAGTTCAAGATCGAGCCCAAGGAAGGCGGCACGGTGCAGATCCGCTTCCGCGTCCAGTGCGCCACGCACCTGACAGAACGCACCATGGGCAAACTGGCCCTGCTCGCCCAGAACGAAGTGCCCATCACGCTCATCGCGCCGGCCACGGCCGACCCGCAGCAGGACCTGGAAAACCCGTTCCCGGTCCAGGGCCGCGACGAGCCGCCCGAAGACCCGTTCCGCGCGGCCAACCAGCAAACGCCCGAAGAAGCCTTCGCCGCGACCGCTGGCCAGGACTGATCCACCCAATCCACCAACCCACGGCGCCCGCGCGGCGCCACGAAAGGAAATCCATGACCTCCTACACCGACCTGCTGGCCCGCAAGGCCGAACTCGAAGCCCAGATCGCCCAGGCCCAGGCCGAAGCCAAGGCGCAAGCCGTCGCCCAGGCCCGCGCGCTGATCCAGGAGCACGGCCTGACCGCTGCCGATGTCTTCCCCGCTGCCAAGGCCAAGGGGAGCGTGGGCGCCCCGAAGTTCCGCGACCCGGCCACGGGCGCGACCTGGACGGGGCGGGGCAAGCCGCCGAACTGGATCAAGGACGCAGCGGACCGCGCTCCCTTCCAGATCACGCCCACCTGAGAGGCATGAGCACCTGGGCCAGCAACACGCCGGCTCAGGTCCTGATCCCCCTCCCCTTCACCTTGGCCAGCCTCGCGCTGGCCTTTTTCGTCTCAGACCCTATGACCGACCAATACGAAGACTTCCTGCGCGCAAAGGTGACGCTCCCCGCTGAAGACGGCTTCCCATGTGATCCCGAGGAGGTGCACCCCTTGCTCAAGCCACACCAGGTGGCCATGGTCTGCTGGGCGGTGCGCGGCGGCCGGAGGGCCCTGTTCGCAGCCTTTGGCCTGGGCAAGAGCGTGATGCAGCTCGAGATCGTGCGCCTCACTCGCGCCAAGGCCGGCGGCATGGCCCTCATCGTCATCCCACTGGGCGTTCGACAGGAGTTCATTCGCGATGCAGCCATGCTGGGCATCAAGGTCAAGTTCGTGCGCCGGGTCGAGGAATGCGACGACCCAGAGGCCATCTATCTAACCAACTACGAGAGCGTGCGCGACGGCAAGCTCGACCCCACGCTCTTCAGCGTGGCCAGCCTGGACGAAGCATCCTGCCTGCGGGGTTTCGGCGGCACGAAGACATTTCGGGAGTTCATGGCCCTCTTCGCTGGTGACCGCAAGACCATGGACGCGCGCGTGCGCACTGGCGGCGTCCGGTACCGGTTCGTGGCCACGGCCACGCCAAGCCCCAACGAGTTCATCGAGCTGCTGGCCTACTCGGCGTTCCTGGGGATCATGGACGTTGGCCAGGCCAAGACAAGGTTCTTCAAGCGCAACAGCGAGAAGGCGGATCAGCTGACGATCCATCCGCACAAGGAGCGCGAGTTCTGGCTCTGGTGCGCATCCTGGGGGCTGTTTGTGCAGCGGCCCAGCGATCTGGGTTTCAGCGACGAGGGCTACGAACTGCCGCCGCTGGACGTGCGCTGGCACGAGATCGCCGCCGACCACGAGCAGGCCGGCCACGAGGTGTACGGCCAAGCCAGGATGTTCAAGGCTGAAGCCATTGGCATCGTCGAGGCCTCGCGCGAGAAGCGCGACAGCCTGCCGGCGCGCATCGAGAAGCTGCAGGAGATCCGGGCCGAGGACCCGCAGGCCCACCGCATCCTCTGGCACGACCTCGAGGCCGAGCGCCACGCCATCGAACGGGCGGTGCCCAGCGCGGTGAGCGTCTATGGCAGCCAGGACCTGGACGAACGCGAGCAGGCCATTGTCGATTTCAGCGAAGGGCGCTTCCAAGAGCTGGCTGCCAAGCCTGTGATCGCTGGCAGCGGCTGCAATTTCCAGCGGCACTGTGCATGGGCTGTTTTCCTGGGCATTGGCTTCAAGTTCAACGATTTCATCCAGGCGATCCACCGCATCCAGCGCTTCCTGCAGACGCGGCCGGTCCGCATCGACCTTATTTACACAGAGGCTGAGCGCCAGATCCGCCGCGATCTGGAGCGCAAGTGGGCCCAGCACAACGAGATGGTGACCAAAATGACAGAAATCATTCGAGAGTTCGGCCTGAGCCAGGCCGGCATGGCCGCAACACTCACGCGGCGCCTGGGCGTCGAGCGCGTGGAAGTGCGCGGCGACCGCTTCACCTGCGTGAACAATGACTGCGTGCGCGAGACGTCTTCCATGGCCCAGAACAGCGTGGGCCTGGTCCTGACCAGCATCCCATTCAGCACGCAGTACGAGTACTCGCCCAACTACGCCGACTTCGGCCACACCGACAACAACGAGCACTTCTTCCAGCAGATGGACTTCCTGGTGCCGCAGCTGCTGCGCGTGCTTCAGCCCGGGCGCATCGCCGCCATCCACGTCAAGGACCGGATCGTGCCCAGCGGCCTGGGCGAGCATCACTACCAGACGGTCTACCCCTTCCACCTGGACACCATCCAGTGCTTTCGCAAGCACGGCTTTGGCTACATGGGCATGAAGACCATCGTCACGGACGTGGTCCGGGAGAACAACCAGACCTATCGCCTGGGCTGGACCGAACAGTGCAAGGACGGCACCAAGATGGGCGTGGGCATGCCCGAGTACTTGCTGATCTTCAGGAAGCCGCCCACCAGCACCGAGAAGACCTATGCGGATGTACCCGTGCTCAAGGACAAGGCTGGCTACACCCGGGCCCGCTGGCAGGTCGACGCGCACGGCTTCACCCGCAGCGCCGGTGACCGGCCGCTGCAGCCGGAGCACCTGGCCGGCCTGCCGCACGACGCCATCTTCCAGATGTTCAAGAAGCACAGCCTGCAGGACCTGTACAGCTACGAGCACCATGTGCGCATCGCCCAGCACCTGGAAAACGGCGGCCAGCTGCCGGTGACCTTCATGCTGCTGCAGCCACAGAGCTGGAGCGATGAGGTATGGACCGACGTCACACGCATGCTCACGCTCAACGGCGCCCAGTCTGCCAAGGGCAAGGAAATGCACCTGTGCCCCATGCAGTTCGACATCGCAGACCGCTCGATCATCCAATGGAGCAATGCAGGCGATTTGGTCTACGACCCGTTCGGCGGGTTGATGACGGTGCCATACCGCGCACTGAAGCTGGGCCGCCGCGGCTACGGCTGCGAGCTCAGCCCCCAGTACTTCCTGGATGGCGTCTCGTACTGCCAGGCCATGGAGCGCGAAATCAGCATGCCCAGTCTCTTTGACGCGCTCGAGACGGCCTGAATCTCCACCCCCTCCCCCCGAAGCCGCCCGGCCTTGCCGCGAGCGGCTTTTTTTTGGCCCAAAGGAACCCCATGCAAGCTGTTGACCTCTTCGCTGGAGCTGGCGGATTCAGCACGGGCGCCGCGCTGGCCGGCGTGCCCGTCATCTGGGCTGCAAACCACTGGCCACTCGCCGTCCAGTACCACGCAGCAAACCACCCTGACGCTCAGCACCTGTGCCAGGACCTGCACCAGGCTGACTGGAGCCGTGTCCCCGCGCACGACCTGCTGCTGGCCTCTCCCTGCTGCCAGGGGCACAGCAAAGCCCGGGGCAAGGCCAGCGGCAACCCGCAGCACGACGCGAGCCGCAGCACTGCCTGGGCCGTTGTCAGCGCCGCCGAATTCCACCGCCCGCGCGCCGTCGTGGTCGAAAACGTGCCCGAGTTCCTGGACTGGGCCTTGTATCCCGCCTGGAGCATGGCCATGGAGGCGCTGGGATACACGCTGTCGCCGCACATCGTGGATGCAGCCGACCACGGCGTGCCCCAGCACCGCGTGCGCATGTTCATCGTGGCCACGCGCAGCCGCGCGCCCCTGGTGCTGGACCTGCCGAAGCGCGAGCACACGCCGGCCAGCAGCTTTCTGAACTTCGAGGCAGGGAGCTGGAGCCCGATCCACAAACCAGGGCGCTCCTGCGCAACCCTGGCGCGCGTGGCAGCCGGCCGTGCTGCACACGGCGACCGCTTCCTCGCCCCCTACTACGGCAGCGGCTCGGGCACCACCGGCCGCAGTCTGCATCGCCCGCTCGGCACGGTGACCACCAAAGCCCGCTGGGCCCTGATCAACGGTGACCGCATGCGCATGCTGACCGTCCCCGAAAACTGCGCGGCCATGGGCTTCCCCAAGGGTTACCAGCTGCCAGCGCAGACCCACCAAGCCATCCACCTGCTCGGCAATGCCGTGTGCCCGCCCGTCGCCCGCGACGTGATCAGCGCATTGGCCGCCCAGCTCTGAACGCCCCATGACCCCGACCCCACCCCAGTGCCAGCTGCTGCTGCAGCGCGCAGGCCACGTCATCAACACCACCCAAGCGCTCTGGCGCATCACCAACTGAGGAGCACCCCATGGACCACAAGACAGCACAGCAGACACTGCGCGACTACGCAGAGGGCCGCATCGATCACGCAAACGCCGGCAGCTGCCCGGACAGCATCGAGGGACCCGCAGTGCGTGACAGCGATTGCCCCGTGTGCCAGGCCCTGGACGCTTTCGCCGGGGCAGTTCCTGCTTCTTTAGAGCCCGGTGCGCTGCTGCCCCGGCTGCGCAGTGCATACGACGCATGCATTGTGTCGATGCGTGCTGCCGGCTCTGACACCGATGCACGCCAGCGGCAGTTGCTGATCAGCCAAGCCCTCTCGGATTCAATAAGTGCAGAGCAGGCCCGCCTGAGCGCCGGGGCAGCTCCTGCCGCTGTGGCGTCGGCCCTGGATGTGACGCTGGCCGAGGACCAGGCCGGCCTGCTGCGCGACATGCTGGGAGACCGCGAGGCGTACGCCGAAGCAATACCTGTGCGCCTGCTGGTAGGCGACGGCCACAGCGGACACGGCCTGTATGTGGCCCAGGCCGAGTATCAGGACGAAGGCGCTGTGCTGCTGACCGCCCTGCCCGCGCCGGCCGCGCCCGCCCTGGAAGCGCCTGCAGCCCATGCCAGCGATGAGAGGCAGGCCCTGGACCTTCTGGCGCTGCTTTTCGACGCATGGGAGCTCGGCACGCCATGCTACGAGGATGTGGATGAAGGCGCGGGGTTCCTGGGCCACGCATTCCAGCTGGACGGAGTGACGTTCCGGGCATGCGCTGATCTTTTGAATCGCCGCCGACCAGTCCATACCCGCAAGGAACCAAAGACGCTGGCAGCAGCGCCCCAGGCCCAGGCACATGAAGCGCCTGCAGCCCCGGCCCTGCCGGCATCGGTGCGCGAGGCCTTGGAGTTCTACGCGGAGAACAACACCGTGACCGTCCACGGCCTGGATGCCGCGCCGTACAGCGATTCGGGCGACTGGCAATTCACCGGCTACGCGAAGGACGGCGAGGAGAACTATGCCGTCAGCACAAAGCGCGCCCAGTGCGCCCTCGCCGACCTGGCGGCAGCAGCGCCCCAGGCACCTGCTGCGCCATCGATCCCGCAGTGGATCGATGACCCTCACGACATCGAGCAGGGCAGGATGCTCAATCCGGCGTGGACACAGGCTCAGGCCGATGGAGTCGCGCCGGTGGCTGAGATCATGTCGAAGGGCTACAACGGGCAGGTTCTCTGGAAGGGCAAGGTTCCGCCCATGGGCACGCTGCTGTACGCCGCACCACAGGCAGCACCTGCTGCGCCTGCAGTGGATGCAAACGATACCGCGCGTATCGACTGGCTGCAGACAAAAGCCGTCAGTGTGCGCGAGCCAATGCGCGACGGACCCCGAGAAATTTTCTGGGCTGGTCCCGTTGACCGCGCCGGCATAAGCGCGGAGCCGTCCGACCTGCGCGCCAGGATTGACGCAGCCCAGGCAGCAGCCAAGGGGGCGTGATGCAGCACATCGTCTGCTACTCGGGCGGGCACAGCTCGGCCCTGGTCGCGCTCGACGTGGCCCGCCGCTTCGGCACCAAGAACCTCGTGCTGCTGAACCACGACATGCACTTCAGCGTCGAGCATGCCGACATCAAGCGCTTCAAGCGCGACGTGGCGGAGCACCTCGGCGTGCCACTGACGTTCGCCAGCCGCCGCAACGCCACCCAGGACCAGTTCGACGTGTGCGTTGAGGCTCAGGCGTTCAAGGTCGGAAGCGGATCAGAGCTGTGCACC